ATATAATTTAGATTTCTATGAATTCATTCAATCATATACAACAGATACATCATTGATCTTTCTAGATCCTCCTTATTATTTAAATAAAAAATCTAATTTATATGGAAATAATGGCGATATGCATGAAAATTTTAATCACGAACTATTGAATGAAGTATTAAAAACTAAAAAAAATTGGATTTTAACTTATAATGATTGTGAATATATCAGAGAATTATATAAAAATTATTTAATTTTAAATGTAAATTGGAGCTATGGTATGAATAAAAATAAATTATCGTCCGAAATCGTTATAATAAATAATTAGTGGCAATTTATCTTTATGATCTAATGAAAATTGACTTGCTTGCAAATCTTTTATTTTTTGCGGTTGACAAGCTACAATAACTGATAAATTACAATATCCACTATTATTTTTCCTTGTATGTATTTTTATTCTTATTCTCAATTGTTGATTGCATATAAATTCAGGCACATTAAAATTACATATATCATTTCCTAGATGATACAATCCTTTTTCTGATATCTGTATATAATAACATCCTTTTTCTGCATATAATCTCTTAATGGTATCGGGTGGACAATTGATATATATGTCATCGTAATCATTCGTATCTTTTTTAATCTGTTTCCATTCTTCATATGTAAGTTTATTTAACATGAAAGGTGGAATATTTCCATTGAATAATTTTTCGTTCAATAATAAATCTTCAAATATTTGTTTCGAATTGTCTGGTATTTTATTTTTGGAACTACCGATCCATCGTTTGCATTCTTCGTCGTATTTTAATGAACATTGCATCCAATCGGGTGTTTTCATTTTTTTAATTTCAATTGGTATATCATGTGTTGTTAAATAATTACACACAATATCATTTTTGGAATTACAATTTCCTAAATCTTTTTCGTTTTGTGTATTAAATATTTTTTCATGTATATAACATTTTTTAACAATATTATATACTTGTAGTTCGTATTTTTTTCCATTTATTGAACATAAAGAACCTTTCTTGTATGACATTAAATAGCTTGTAAGTATAAATAAAATACACTTATATATCATTTTTTAATCTTTGGAACTTATGGATGATATATCACTGTCCATATCGCTCCCACTTACATACGGTTCGAAACCTACATTAAAATTATCTGTTATTTTAGATAATACTTTTGGATCGATTGTATCATTATCACCACCAGTCATTTGTGCAGTAGTTTCTACTTGTTTTGCGGATTTTTGCGATAAAAATGAAAAATCAATATTTGCAGAATATACATAATAAGCAATGATTGTTATTACAACATAAATAATTATGAATAATAAACAATTATTGATGGTATAGATAGTATAAGGTTCATTATAAACATTTTCTTCGTCATTATTATATTTATTATATTCCAAATATTGTATTATTGCAAAAATAAAAATTGCAATAATGAATGATATTAAATAATATTGCATTTATTCTAATTATTAATAAATGATTAAATAATAATAATTATACGCATCATATATATAAATAATTAATATTATTACTATTATTATAAATGAAATTGGAATTAAAAAAATTCGACCCGTCTACAATAAAAAGCGATTCGGTAGTTGTTTTCATTGGTAAAAGAAATACAGGTAAATCATATTGTATGAAAGATATATTGAGTTATCATAAAGAATTACCTGTTGGTATTGTTGTAAGTCCAACAGAAACTGCTAACAATTATTTCGAAAAATTTATTCCAAATATGCTTATATATGACGAATATGAACCTACAATTATTAAAAAGTTTTTAGAAAGGCAAATTAATATCAATAAACAAAAAGGCGAACAATTAAAAAAATATGGTAGTTCTGATATTGATAGTAGAGCCTTTTTAATTTTAGATGATTGTCTTTATGATAAAACGTGGCCAACCGATAAAAATATTCGAAGTATTTTTATGAATGGACGACATTATAAAATCTTTTTCCTAATTACTATGCAATATTGTTTAGGATTGCCACCAATCTTACGTGCGAATATTGATTATGTTTTTATTTTTAAAAATAATCTCATAAAAGAACGTGAAAAAATTTATAATCATTATGCGGGAATTTTTAATGATTTTTCAACATTTTGTACAGTTATGGATAATTGTACAGATAATTATGAATGTTTAGTAATTGATAATAAAGTTCAAAGTAATAAACTTGAAGATCAAGTGAAATGGTATAAAGCAAAAGAAGTGGATTTTAAATTATGTACACCAGAATTATGGAATTTATGTGCTTTAGAAAAAGAAAGAAAAAGCAATACATTATTTTATGAAGACGAAGACGACGAAGAACCATATGATCCCAGTGTTTTCGTTAAAAATAAAAATAAAGTTAAGATTAATGTTAAAAAAAAATATAATTAATTTATAATGGCTACTAATTATAATCTAGTTATTGTAGGCGCGGGTGTTTCTGGATTAGCATTAGCGAATTATGCGTTGTCCATAAATCCAAAACAAAAAATTATTATTATTGATAAAGATAAAACAATCGGCGGTTGTCATAAAGTAAATAGACAAATATATAATAATCAATATTATTTTTGTGAACACGGACCTCGAAGTTATAGTAATAATTATGTTAATTTTATCAGTTTATTAAAATCTATGAATCTTAATTTTTACGATCTATTTGATAAAAATTATTCTTTATTCGATCTTTCGAATCGACTAATCTTTATTGATAACGTTTTTAATTTTACTGAAATTTTATATATTGTCAGAGATTTTATTTTTGTTATTTTTTCCAATAAACATGGTATTGATACAAGTATGAAAACTTATGTTGATAATAATAATTTTTCACAGAAAGCAAAAGACTTCGTTGATATATTCTGTAGAACAATCGACGGTGGCGGTAGTGATCGCATTTCATTAAATCAATTCATTAGTTCATCAATACAAACTATGTTATATTCTTTATATACACCGAAGATACCAAATGACGAGGGATTATTTAAATATTGGAAATATTATTTAGAGAAAAATAAAATTCAATTTATATTAAATAACGGGGTTGATAAAATAGTAGAGAAAAAAGAAAAAAAGGAGATAGATAAAATTATTTTAAATGATAAAACAGAAATAACAGGGGATCGATTTGTTTTTGCTATTCCTCCTTCTAGTCTCGTTAGAATTTTAAATAATAATGATAATAATGTTAAAAATGCATTTGGTAATTTAGATGAGTTGAAAGAAATGGCAGGATTAACAGAATATGACGTATATATATCAATGACATTTCATTGGGATTATCATATAGATTTAATTGATGATATTGAAAAATTTAATAAATATACCGAATGGGGTTTAGCAACTATGAATTTATCCAAATCAATGACCTTTAAAGAAGTCAAATCTAAAACCGTAATTAGTTGTGCAATCATTTATTCTAATGTAAAAAGTAATTATTCTAATAAAACAGCAAATGAATGTGAAAATCCGCAAGAATTGATTGATAATGTCTATGAACAATTGAGAACTATTTATAAAAATATCCCTAGACCTACATTATATTTTATTAATAATTATTATGATAAACAATTGAAAAAATGGATATCGAATGAGGAAGCTTATATTAAAGTTCCGAATATAGATTATCTCGAAAGTACTAGTAAATACTATAAAAATATTTATAATGTGGGAACTCATAATGGAAAACATAAAAACTCGTTCACATCCGTTGAGTCGGCAATTAGTAATTCCATAAAACTCGCCAATACTATTTACAATAAAAAGTTAAAAATAAAAAGATGTTTTGACATTCGAGATTTAACCATCGTTATTTTATCCGTTATAATATTATTATTAATTATAAGATATAATTATGGAAAATACTAATGTTGTCATTGATATTCCATATCCAGTAATCGATATGCAAGAAAAAAATAGTGATAATATAGATAAAGATAAAGAAAAACCAATGATTAGTGATTATGCGAATGGCGATGATGACGATGTTGCACAAATAATTACAACAAATTCGAATGAAGATAGAACACCTAAAATTGGTTTCAATAATAATGATTTTATAATTCCAAATGTCGAAAGTGATATTGTAAGCAATGAACACGATAATAAAAATACTACGATTACCGCAGATTTAGTAAATGTAAGTCAAGATATGTCAGTCGTATCTTTAACTAAAAAAACAGATGAACTTCTTGAAATTATTAAAAATAACAAGAAAAAAATAATTAATAATTTATATATCGTTTCATCGAAATATGATTTAATTTATTATAGATATAATCGTATTACATTATTGATTTTAATTATATCTACGATGATAACATTCATAGAAGCAATTAAATTAACATTGATTAATTATGATACACAATATGTCGATTCCAAATTATCATCATTCATCGCACAAGAAACGCTCTCACTTATTTTTAGCGTTGTTTCATTGTCTTTAAGTACATTATTGACAATATTAAGTTCAATTGTTAAATTTAAAAATTTCAAGGAAAATATGGATAAACTTAAAAGTATTCACGATACATTATTTAATTATAAAAATTTATATGATAAACAGAAAGAATTAATTAAATATTATAAAATATCTAATAATCTAACGGAAGAAGTTTATGAGAAATTGCAAGAAACAATTGAAAATTATAATAAAGAGATTAAAGATATTAGTGTATTTGAAAATATTCGCAATACAGACATTTTACGATTTAATAAAATAAAAGTAGATTATGATATTAAACTGCAAAAACTAGCAACTACACGTGAAATTGAATTATTAAAAATTAATGTTAATAAGAAAAAAATAAAAGATAATATTGAAAATAATAAAACGAATTGTTGTAAATATGTATAAATATTTATTTTTTTAATTGGAATAGGCAAGACCACCCATTCCAGAAAGTATGCGCAGCACATTGTAATTGACGGTATATATGTAAATATTGCCAGCAACAGAGGATGATACAGATAAAATAGCAGTATCTATGCGAGACATATTTAAAGTTCCTGATGGTTGATGTTCTTCCGGTTTTATAGCGAATGAATATACATTTATACCTTTGTGGAAGACATCAGGTGTATTTTCGTGATGTTGATATGGTTGCACTAGGGAGAAATAAGAACCATCGCGTTCAGCGAAACGATCATTTCCATTTAATTGAACTTTAGCGCGTGTTATGGGATTGGCGCCGGAATAAACATTATTATCAATATTGCGATCACT